ACGCCCCATGATAGATAAGTGTGTTACGGATTTTATTGCCATTTTGAATCTCCAACATTTTAGCGTACTTAGCCACGCTAGTTTGGCTGCCTTCTTGTCTTAACTCTAAAACCCTTTTGATAACAGGGTTATTGTAATCGGTCTTCAAGGCCTCAACAACTGTCTCAGCGGTTAGGTCTTTTAGATTAGCGCCATGCTCATTGAGCCACGCTAACAACTTAGCCCGTTCTGATGGTTTACATCCTGTTAAATTAAGTGTTTCTTGGTCAATTATATCTTGAGCGCTATGAACTGCCTTAACTGCGTTTTTTAGTTCTTCAGAATCGACCGGTACGCCACGAACGTTAATGCGTTGAGTCATCTCCCATACTTTTTGTTCTGATGCGTCTAAAGGTCTTAAAATGCGTCCTATGGCCATCTCTGTTTTAACGTCTTGTTTACAGTAATCAAACAACTGATTTAGAAGCTCTGGGTCTTTATTGAACTCACCTTTGTGCGGTTTGCATAGTTTTTGAATGAGGCGCTTACCAATAGGATCTTTTTTATAATCTGAATCTAAAAAGTTACCTGCGTCATCCAAGCTCTGTGGAATATTATTGGCGGCCGCTATGGCCATGGTGTCAATACATTGTTCTAGTTTAAGTGGTGGCCATCCGTACTTTGGAACACAAACACAATTCCAGATTGCGTATTCGAATAAAGCATTCCATGCCGTGATCTTACCACCTTTAGCAACGTGGTCTAAGAGTGGCTGAGTCGCGGCGTGTGTTGGTTCACTGACAACTACGTTGTCTTCTGTTGAACCGTATGCAATGCAAATAACCTCCGTCGATGGGTCGTTGGCATATACATCCAATCCCCTATCTACAAGGTCTATATGACTACGTGTTTCAAAGTCTATGCTATATATCATTGATCTTTCCAGTATTTAGAATCATATTCATCTCGCAATACGGCTGACCATCGGTCAACTGCATCATCAGAGTCATAGTGTATACCTTCATTACCATTTTGTCCAATGGTATCTATTCGAGATTGTTTTTTCTTTTTGAATATGGTATCCCAGTTCTTGTCAATCTCTTCTTGTGATACTTGAGCTGGACGTCTATTAGATCCTTTACCTGCTTCGCTTGCCATCTTTATCCCACCTTGTTTTAAAATGCCACCATTGTTTTTTGTACTTAGATATTTTATCGTAAAGTCTTTTATTTTTGTCTGATGATCTCATTTTTACATAACGCTTCATTGGACTAAATAAACTTTTGACTTTATAAACTATCATGATATTCCTAAAATAAAAAGAGGCTCCAAACTACAGAGCCCCCTACTTCACCACCACGTGAAAGTTCTGTTAGATTTCACAAACGCCTGCCACGCATGCTAACATTTGTGCACCTTCAACATTGTCTGTGACTTCTTTAAAGTCATTCCAATTAATCGTTGGCATCTTTGCTTTTAACGCATTGTATTCTTCTTCTGTGCACTCTTCATACGGTGCTTGGCGATATGTACCGCCGTCGTATGGTAGGTATGACACACCACTGATCTGATCAAAGTGATCCCATGTCCATGCACCTACACTCGGCCAGTCTTTTTCTTCAACCGATATTGTAACAGAAGGTTTGTGTTCACACCACTCTTTTTGATAAGTTAACCATAATTCAAGATGGCTAATAGGTGTAACGTCCTCTCTTGTCAATCCGTCTGGTGCCTTTTGTGGAAAACTAAACACGGTTGTTTGTGTTGGTTTATACACACAGTCTTCACTAGGAACGCCCTGTTCTACAAGGAAGGTTGAAAGTGGATCTTTCTTGTCGCCTCGAACTCTTCTAATGTAAAATTTAGAATGTCTTGGATGAATTCCTGATGCAGAGTCAACGAGCTGAGAAACCGTTCCACTTGGTTTGACGCAAGTGATTGCAGCACTAACAGGAATACCAAGTTTTTGAGCCCACTCTTTATTTGTAGATCTTGCTACATCTCTAAGATCATTAAGAATCTTATTTAACTTCTCACCCTGTGTTGTCATTAAAGTATTGTCAAATATACCTGTCAATGATACACCTAGTAACCGTTCTTCCTCCGTGTTTTTGCTCCAAACTTTTCGTAGGTAAGGGAATTTTGTGAACGTGGACTGTATTGTGCCCAGAATGGTAGCCAAGACAACTTTACGTTCGAGTGTTTCTTCGGTATCGTCGTGACGTATAACAACTTCCGTGAGGTTACAAAATTGATACGGACGAAGAATGATCTCGGAACACGGGTTAGTACCGAATTCGAAATTTGCATCTCGATGCCCGAATTTGGAAACCGCTTTCTTAGCTGCCTCACGATTGAAAATACCACGTTCACCCGAGTGTGAATTGTAGAGGGAGAGCCACTCCTCCATGAATTTACCAACCGTAGGCGTTTCATTGTACACTGCGGAATTATTCGCGAGCGCACGATGCGGCGCTGTATCCCACCAAGGTCCTGCTTTTGCATGTCTAATCCTTTCATCATCTAAGTCTGATAGTGAGATCATAGCAGAGCGACGTACACCACCCACTACAACTACCTCACCAATCTTACACATAATATCATGGCATTCTAATGAATTAAGTTTACGTCCTTTAGCATGCTGAAATATGTTTACTACAAAATTAAATAGATCTACTAATGGTTCTGGACCAGACGCCCTACCACCAAAAGTTTTTAATCGAGTACCTGCGGCACGAATCTTTGATACGTCCCATTGTGGTACTTCACCTGCCCATAGATGAGCCAGTAATAATCTTAATGCTTTTGCCCAACCTTCTTTCGAATCATGAACGGCGATGGTGTGCTTGGAATCATATAAAGTTTCCGGCACTTCGGGCAGCTTGTTAATATTACTTGACTCGACAGAGAAACCAACTCCTGTTCCGCACAATAAAATAAACATGGCTTCATCAAATGATTTAGGATCATCAACAGGTAAATACGAACAATTGTAAACGCATGTGTTATCACGATCTGCACTCTTTCCTGCCGTCATCATGGCTCGCATGGATGGCATCACTTCATGGTTGTAAATAGCTTTATAAATCTCGTCTCTTAAAACGCTGCTCTCTTTAATTGCATCTGTGCGACTAAAGATGTAGTCAACAAATCTTTGGGTTGTTTCAGCCCATGTTTCACGTCTGTTATTTTCGTCGATAAACCTAGCGTACCGACTCGCGGCAATGTATTCTCTGTATTGATCCATTATATTTTCTTAAATTGTGGTGGAAAAAAGGGGCACTGATACGTGCCCCACCCTGTTACTTACTAGATTGCGAAGTCTGAAGCAGCGGATGTACCACCACCTAAACGATCACCATCTTCTTGTTTTTGAACATTGTTTAATCCGCATGCAATACCTTTGTTACCAGAAGCATTGTATGGATAGAATGTTACAGATGCACGACCATAACAACCACTGTAAAATTCATTCGGATCAATAATTGCATTCATATCTGCGTCAACAACGCCCGGCTTATTGGCTGAGTTAGCGTTGATAAAGTATGAGTTAGCATATGCTGGATCATCTTTCTCAGCGTCACCATCACGTAGACCACCCTTTAAACCTTTTGGTACAGCACCACCAAAGAATGCAGCGTTTGAATTAGCAGCTTCTTGGAATGCAGCGTTGATCTTATTCACTGTCTCTGTATCACTTTTTGGAATGATGATAGACACTGAATACTTTGGTGTACCACCCTCGACTGCAGCCACTGGCTGAAATACGTGAGCGAATGAAAATCTTACTTTACCTGTTACTACCTTGACCTTGTTTGTTCCGGCCATAATGTTTCTCCTTAGCGTTAGAATGAGACTTCAATGGGGGCTCATTCGACAACCCCTTTACTTCAACCTGAATTATAGCAGCTATTACCATTAAAAGTAAACAAATAATTATACCTGCTAAAAAATATAAACTAAGCGTCATATAGTATCCCGTTCTTTTTTAATGCTTGGCGCATGGCCAAGGCGGTTATAAATTCGATCTTGTATTCTGGCTCATCAAGCATGGTTGTGTCAAGCTTGACAAGTTCCAGTATATCATATATGGAGTTTCTGATAGATATTTTATCTTCATGCGCTCCACCCTTTAAGACTTCAAAGTCTTTGGTGTATCGTGTGATCATTTCGTCAGGTACGTTGAATACTTGATCGTAGCATTTGAACATCATTCAAAGTCTTCTTTGGCTGTGGCTGAGTCGCGGACCAATTTAGGTTGACCCTCAGGTCTTTGAACAAGCTCTCCTAGCCATAAGACTACCTGCCCTTTAGCTGCAAGTTTTTCTAATGATGCGATTGATTTCATCTTGACAGGTTCCCAAATTTGTGTTTCGGGAATACCGCGCTCTTTTAATACCTGAGCCGCAAGTTGGCTGTCTGTGATCTTTCTATGAGTTACCGAAGTAGTTAACTTGTATCCGGTTGGAATAACGTTCTTTGTTACTGCTTCGTTAAGTGCAAACTCTTCAACATCACTCACCCATGAACGTAAGTCCTGTGCTTTAGCAAGCACGTTCTGTAGTTCCTGTTGTGATAGTAACGGTGGGTCTCTGAATTCAGACGCCGCAAGCTCTGTGTTAAAGTCAGCACGTGCGCGGCACTGTGCTTTTGCTTTACAGAATTGACACCAGTCACCAGGAATAAATTCACCTGAACCGCTCCAAGCTTTTTTAGCTTTAGGTTTAACATAGTAATTGGCCCAATCTACAAGTTTATGCACTGTTGTGCCATCTGATGTAATGCTATCTAAACGAGGTTGGTGAATTGTATACTTAACCTCTGTGATCTCTGGGTACTCGTCTTTAAACTTACTCCATGCACCTAGCGCATACAACCTGAGCTGAGAGTTATCTCTGGCTCCTACTGGAATACCTCTTCCAAATTTTAAATCGATAACGTGAATTGAATGCTTACTCAATACCACAACGTCAGCAGTTCCGAATCCATCTGGCACCCAGTCAGAGAAGTCTACCTTCTGTTCAAAGAGTGGCTTATCGTTGTCACCAATTTGTGATCTTACATATAGCACGTAGTTATCTACGTATGATTCAAACTCTTCATTGTAGTACTGTGTGAGTTTGATGATCTCTAACTCACGTTTATATTCTTCTGTGTCGATCTGATTATAGTGATGACGTAGCTTTATCTCAGCGAGCGTGTGTGCTGTTGTACCTTCTTTTGAGAAGTCAAACCCAGTGTTGTTTCTTTGAGGGTCTGGTAGAGTTGCTTCAAGTCTTGCTGATGGAGTACAAGAGAGCCAACGTTTTGATCCGGAGGCTGATAGAATTGCGTGCGCTGTCATAATAGTCCTATAATCGTCGAAAGTTACATATACTAATGCAAACTTTGACGATTTATTTCAAACTATTTTGGATATATTTTATGGCATTTTGCATTATTTCGGGCGAATTTTTCAAAAGCCCAATGCCAGTATTACAATAAGAGCAAAGGATACCACGGACTTTTAAAGTGTCGTGGCAGTGATCGACGTGGACGTGTTTCTCTTTTCCTTTTTGGAAGTAGTATCCACAGATAGCGCATTGATTACCCTGCGCCTTGATCATGTCTTCTTTATCTTGCAAAGACATGTTGTAGTTGATACGACATTGACTCTCGCGCCCTGCTAATACCGTGCAGATCTTGCAACGAGATTGTTTGCCAGTTTTATTTTTTGGATGGTCGTAGAATTCTGTGCGCGGTTTTTCGACGCCGCACTTTGTGCATGTTTTCATGGATAGCTCCCCCTATCAGATGAATGACTATTTAGCTTCTTTGAGTGACTCTATAAGTTTAGCTACTTCACTACCGAAGTCTACAACCACGTCTACCTTTGCCTCGATCTTATTATCTCGAGTTTCTCTGTAGGTATCTTGGAATTGACCGCGTAATGCTATCTCAGCAAGTCGGGAGTTAAATTGCTTGTTATCTAAATTCATAAGAATTTGTTGTTCCCAGTATGCTTGACTGTGTACAAGTGCTAGATCAAGAGCTTCTGCAAACTCTGGATGTTTTTTAGCATATGCATTTGCAGTTGATTTAGATATGCCTAGTTCAGACCACATCATTTTTTGTGATTTGCCTAGCTTACCCATTTCAACCATCTTGTCACACATGGCTGGATCATATTTAGTAAGTGGTTTAGTTGCCATTTTTTATTCTTTCAATGACTGCTTGTTTTTGAGGTTCTGTCATGTTGTACCACTCAACGATCTCATCTATATGGCGTTTACACGCTACACAATAATCATCCTCGAGTCTACAAACACGCTTGCAAGGGCTATCAGTAGACATAGCTCCCCCTATATCTACTAATGCACAATTTACTTCTTTTCCGCCCCATCATCAGTCTTGACTGTCATCCTTTCAATCTCAGCTTTTCTGGCACGCATCTCGGCCATAGCTTCGTTGATGACGACACGGGTGACTGCGGCCGCTAACTCTTGGCGTTTCTTTTCGATAGCCTCAGCGTTAGACATGCCGCCTGACTCCATCATCTTATTGAGTAAGTCACTGCCCGCCATTATGCGTCTTTCTTTTCTTCAGCTGCAGCTACAGATGCTATAGCTTTTTGGATTTCCTGAAGTTGTGGAACACCTTGGGTTTGGATTGTATTGATAAGATTAGCCGATGCTACGAACGGCGCTTGACCTAACACGTTGAGCAATGTATTAACACTGTTCACTGTAAGTTCTAGCTTGATGATTGACTCACCAATGATCTCTTCTTCTGTTTGTTGCTTTACTTCTTTTTCTTCTGTCATGCTTTTCTCCTTTGTAGTTCTCGTTGAATGTACCATACTGCTTTCTCTAAATCTTCTATGGCATCGTGTTTAAGGTCTGCGCGCCAGATGTACTTGATCGCGTTCCCTAAACAAAATGACATATGCTCTGTCACCTGAATACACTCGATACCGCTCGGGTGAGCCGTATAGTGCGTCGGGTGGTTTACTGCATCGTGCTTCATAGTCCTAGCTCCCTTTTAATAATCTCTATACTCTTTGCAAAATGATACCGCCAGTATTTCTCAGTGACTGATATATCTGTGTAGTTGAGACCATCTAAAAACGCTTCGATGATGAATTGTTCTTTTGGATCTAGGTGCTCGTTTACGATTCTTCTAATATCCTCTATATCTTCTGCTGACCATGGCAACCAACCGTCTGGCTGAGTCGCGGCGTAATTTGCTTCCCTGCTATCATCCCTTTCCATTGGGTCGGGGTCTTCGTCTGACAATCGTGGCACGGTGGCAAAAACAATATGTTTGGATATTATAATTTTTTTCATAGGTACTATACTAATGCAAAATTTAAGGAATTTAAGACAGCTTCTTGAAGATTTATTTTACCCTCTAGCACCTTGACAACGTGCCAGTCTATTGAGTTGACTAAGCACAAGTGATGGATAATGACAGGTTTTGTCTGGCCTTGTCGATGGATCCGTGCATTGGCTTGTATGTAGTTCTCTGATGACCAAGGTAGATCGTACCATATAATATGTGCCACCTCGGCAGTGTTGCATTGTAGGTTGATGCCCATGCCTGATGATTGTGGGTGGGCCAGTAGCAGTTTGATCTCACCCTTCTGCCACTTAGCTATTGTTTCAGGTTTGTTATCTAACACCACGGCATGCGGGAATCTTTTCTGTAAGGACGCGAGGCTAGACTTGAAGTGGTAGAAAAGCAATGTCGGTACGTTCTCGTCCAACATGTCTTCGAGGTAGTCTAGTTTCAGTGAGTGTTGCTCTACCGCGTCGCCATTCTCAACGTACAATGACCCTGATGAGAATTGTAGTAATTTGTTTGAGAGAGCCGCGGCGCTCACTGCTGTGATGGTTTCGTTGTCGGTCTCTAGCACCATGTCTTTACGCAACGTGTCGTACTTAGCTTTTATGTTGAGAGGCATTTCAATGTTGTGGTA